TTCTTTACATCAGTTGGGAATTGCAAAAGCCATTCCTTAGCCTTCGGGGTCAGACCCTTCCAGCTGGACCAATCTTCACCGCCATTGGTCATATAGTACGTTATCTCTGCGTTTGTTACTGGGTCGAATAACTCTCTGTTACTCTTTAGGTCGAATTTCTCAAGTCTTTCAGGACCGAGATCTCCTAACATGTTAATCTGGAAAATTCCGTAGGAACTATCTCCAGTTTTCCTATTCCCGTTATATGCAAGCGGTCTTCCATTAGATTCACGCTTTGCTATTGACCAAGCTTTCTTAAGGCCTAGTCCTTCGAATCCTACAGTCTCAAGCAATAGTTTTAGCTCTTCGTCTGTAAGCATCTCAGATGGCTTGTAAATCTCTTTACTAAAACTATCTAAGACTTCTTGCTTTAATTGGGCTTCAGTTTTCACTAAAGGTTTTACTTCTAAGGCTTGGACTGGCTGTACAGGAAACATAAATAATGTTATCATTACTATTGTAACCACGTTATGAGCCAAGTCGCTAACCTGTTGTTTTATTTTCTCCATTGGCATTTCCTCCTCTAGAGATAACGAACTACAATCATAACATTGATTGGATAAGCCTGTCAACCTGGTCAACTAAAAGGAAAATATGGATATTTCGTTCTCAACGCCTAAAGTAAACCTAACTAATAGCACGGGATACGGCTATGCAACTTGGCACATTATAGAATCTTTAAAAAAATTAGGGCACAATGTTCCATTTCAAGATTATCGGGCACCAATCCAATTAAATTTTGCACAACCATTTCAATATAAGCTACATAGAGATCAATATCAAATTAGTTATACTCCGTGGGAGTCAACAGTTGTTCCACAAAATTGGTTTCCAATGCTTGAATACTGTGATGAAATATGGACAACATCGGACTGGTGTGCCAACGTATTTGAAGACAACGGAATGAAAAACGTAAAGGTTTATGCACACGGAATAGATTCCGTTTGGACTCCATTAAGAAGACAAGATGATGGAGTTATTAAATTCCTGCATGTTGGAGAACCAGCACCAAGAAAAGCTGGACAAATGGCTGTCAATGCCTTCATAGAGCTGTTTGGAAATAATCCAAATTATCATTTAACAATTAAGGCATATAACAATAACACAACAAGAATATTTAATAACTTTTCGGATAAAGAAATTATTGGTTTGCCAGATGCAATGTATAATAATATAACCGTTCTTCCAGATGAAATAGAAGAAGAAGATTTAATAAAACTTTATCATGACCACGACGTTTTACTGTATCCAAGCTATGGAGAAGGTTTTGGATTTATCCCGCTTCAAGCTTTAGCAACTGGTATGCCAACAATTTGCACAGAAGCATGGGCACATTACGATAAATTTTTAGGACCACTGGCATTACGATCTACGGTAATAGATTCACCATTTTCAAATCTTCCTGGAAAAGTTTATGAGCCAAACTATAAACACTTACTTGAGCTTATGAAAGATGTCGCTTTAAATTTTAATGCATACTCAGGTTTTTATTTTGCACAAGCCCCTAAAATACATAAAGAATACAACTGGGTCCAGTTGACTAAGAATGCATTTGATCCAGTAATAAAAAAAATTAATAACCCCTAGACCGCTAACAAAAAGTTTGATACACTAGAGCTTCATTCAAAAAATTATAACCGCAAGGCGGAGAAAAGGTATTATATATGTCAAAGACTATTGCTAACCCATATGAAAATTTTATTGCGCTATCTCGATATGCGAGATGGATTCCAGAAGAGAATCGTCGTGAGACATGGGGAGAAACAGTAGACAGATACTTTTCTTTTATGTTGGATCATTTAAAAGAAAATCACAATTATGTTCCAGATGAGAAGCTTGTAGCGGAATTAAAAGACGGTGTATTCCAAAGAAACGTCATGCCATCTATGCGCTCTGTAATGACTGCAGGAGCTGCATTAGAAAGAGATAACGTGGCTGGATACAACTGCTCATTTGTCCCTGTAGATTCACCACGCTCATTTGATGAAACAATGTATATCTTGATGTGCGGCACTGGAGTTGGATTCTCTGTTGAATACAAGTATGTTAATAAGCTTCCTTCCGTCCCAGACTCATTCGATAAGACAGATACAGTTATTGTTGTTGAAGATTCAAAGCAAGGTTGGGCTAAGGCATACCGTGAACTACTTGCATTGCTTTGGACAGGTCACATTCCAGCAATTGATGTTTCTAAGGTTAGACCTGCTGGTGCACGTCTTAAGACAATGGGCGGACGCTCATCTGGCCCACAGCCACTTGTAAATCTTTTTGATTTTACTATTGCAAAGTTTAAAAATGCAGCTGGTCGTCAACTTAAGCCTATTGAAGCACATGACATTATGTGTAAGATTGGTGAAGTTGTTGTTGTAGGTGGAGTACGTCGCTCAGCAATGATTTCTCTGTCTAACATTAATGATATTGAAATGGCAGCAGCAAAGTCAGGTAACTGGTGGGAGAATAATACTCAACGTGCACTTTCAAATAACTCTGTTGCTTATTCACGCAAGCCAGAGATGGAACAATTTATAGCAGAATGGAAAAACCTTTATGATTCAAAGTCAGGAGAACGAGGTATATACAATGTGGCCTCAGCTCAAGCCCAAGCAGCCAAGTATGGAAGAAGAGATCCAGATATTCACTATGGAACTAACCCATGCTCAGAGATTATCCTACGTCCTTACCAGTTTTGTAATCTTTCAGAAGTCGTACTACGTGAAAAAGATACAAATGAAGATGTTGCAAATAAAGTACGCCTTGCAACAATTCTTGGTACATGGCAATCAACACTAACAGATTTTAAATACCTTCGTAAAATTTGGAAGGATAACACTGAAGAAGAAAGACTACTTGGAGTTTCACTAACAGGACAATTCGGACATAAGTTTTTTTCTGGAAAACAGGGTCTTGATAAATTGGAAGATGCATTATCTCGACTTCGTGAGTATGCTCGTGAAATTAATAAAGAAGAGGCTGGGAAAATTGGGATTCCTGAGTCTGCAGCTATTACATGCGTAAAACCTTCTGGAACAGTTTCCCAATTGGTCGGGGTATCTTCAGGAATGCATCCATGGCATTCCCCATACTATATTAGAACAGTCCGTGGCTCAAAGGGAGATCCAATTTCTGTATTTTTAAAAGAAGTTGGAATTCCAGTAGAAGACGATGTTATGAAGCCAAATGATACATACGTATTTTCATTTCCAGTAAAGGCTCCAGAAGGTGCTATTGTTAGAAACGATTTAACTGCACTAGACCACTTGAATACTTGGTTGGTTTACCAACGTGCATGGTGTGAGCATAAGCCATCTATTACAGTTTCTGTAAAAGAAGAAGAGTGGATGGAGGTAGGTGCATGGGTTTACAAGCATTTTGATGAAGTCTCTGGAATCTCATTCTTGCCACACTCAGATCATTCTTATAAGCAAGCCCCATATCAAGAGGTTACAGAAGAAGAATACTTAGAGTTGTTGGCAAAAATGCCTTCAGATATTCGTTGGGAAGATTTATCATTTTATGAGACAGAAGACGGAACTTCTACAAATGCTACACTTGCATGCTCTTCAGATGGAAATTGCGAACTTGTAGATATTTCTGCTTAATGGTAAAATAATAATATTGGGGGAAATACCCTCAAAATTCTGGGCACAGGGCCCAAAATTGGAGATGATCAAATGAATAGAGATCTAAATAAGGACGGAAAGGTTACAATGACAGAGGAAATTTTAGCAGCGCTAGGAACATATGCAAGAGCATTTCTTTCAGCCGCAATTGCTTTGTACATGACTGGAAACACAAATCCAAAGGATTTGTTGATGGGTGGCATCGCAGCCGTTGCTCCAGTAATTTTGAAGGCTCTTAGCCCAAGTAATCAAGAATTTGGTTTCAAGACTAAGAAGTAATTAAAGACGATTAGGATGACTCCTGTGCTAAAATAAGCATAGGAGTTTTCCTATTTAGGAGTACTAGCAAATGGCAGGGCAAAAAAATTTCGAAGTAGATCAAAATGCTACTTTTACATTTATTGTTGAATATAAAGACAATAATAACTTAACTATTAAAATAACTCCTACTCAAACAAATAAACTATTTTATCCAAAATCAGAGTATGACATTATGCTTACTGATTCTAACGCTAATAAGATTAAGCTGCTAGAAGGATATATGACGCTGAGTAGGAGTGTAACTATTTAATGGCCGAAAAAGTAATCGTAAACGAAGAAACAAACCTTGTTGTTGTAAAAGAAAATATAAATGCTGTTAAAATTTCTTCTCCTGGCCCACAAGGACCAAGAGGAAAAACCATTCTCAACGGAGAAGGTGCACCAGCAGACAACCTTGGTCTAGAAGGAGATTTTTACTACGATAAAAATACTACTAGATTTTATGGGCCAAAGCTTTCAGACCTAACTTGGGCAAACTCTACTAACTATCTATTAAGCACAATGACAATGACCTACCCATTTGCAATAGGTCAAGTAACTGGTCCAGTAGATGGCATATATTCTGTAGAAATTTCTCATAACCTAGGATACAACCCAAACGTAACAGTAAAAGCTAGTTCTGGAGATATATTAGAAACAGGAATAGACTATAATAGTATTAATAAAATAACGCTGACAATGGCTCAACCATTTTCAGGGACAGCATATCTGTCTTAAGGAGAAGTAAATGGCAAGATTATTCGTAACGAGTATTAACCTCAATAAAAATGAGTTGTTAAATGCTCGTATTCAAAATTTAAGTACCCCGCCATCTAGTCCAGTAACTGGTCAGATTTATTACAACAACGCTGACAATCTTCTGTATTTCTGGAATGGAACAGAGTGGCTAACAGCATCAGGTGATTTTGGAGATAGCAACTATACTACCAGAATTAAATTTGGACAGGCGGTCAACCATGGTTCATCCATGTATGTTGCACGAGCAGACCATACTCACGATGTAGCAGATATTATTGGAACAGCAAATCAAATTACTGTATCAAAAGCAGCAAATGGAGATGCTACACTATCACTGCCAACACAATTAAACGTAACAAATATTAATGCTTCTAACGTAGAGCTTTCAGGCAATGCAGACGTTTCTGGAACACTTGAAGTAACTGGAGCAGCAAATTTAAATAATACTTTAACTGTAGATGGACATACAGAATTAAATAGCACCCTACATGTAGATGGTGCAACCACACTTGGATCAACAGTAACTGTAACTGGAGGAACAACTCTAAATGGTGCTGTAGCAATTAATGCAAATACAACAATTGCTGGAGATGTAACTTTATCTGGTGCTTCATCAGACCTTAGCGTTGGTGGAAACGTAACAGTAACTGGAACATCTACTCTAAATGGAGCAACAACAGTAGATGACACTTTACATGTAACTGGTGCAGTAGATTTAGACAGCACATTAAATGTAGACGGAGCCGCAACAGTAGGTGGACAGCTTACAGTAAATAATGCAGTTGATATTAATGGAAGCGCAGACATATCAACGAACCTTGTTGTAGGTGGAACAACCGATTTAAATTCAACACTAGATGTAGTCGGAGCAGCACAGTTTGACTCTACATTAGGAGTAACTGGAAATGTAACTCTAGGCGCAGACCTTTCTGTTGGAGATGATTTAACAGTAACTGGAGACGCAACAGTAGGTGGAACCTTTGGTGCTACAGGCGATGCAACATTCGGTGCAAATGTACAAATTAACGGTAGCCTAAATGTTCAAGGTTCTATTAACTCAATTAATACTACACAGGTAAATATCTCTGATAATAAGATTAACCTTAACAGCGATATGCCAGAAAACCAAGCGCCAACAGTTGATGCTGGATTAATTGTACATAGAGGGTCTGAAGAAGATGCTTTGTTTACATGGAATGAAACATCTAATCGTTGGGAAATTGGATTAGTCAATGGCCCACAGCATGCTATTACAAGAAAATTTGTATCTCAAATTGGTGACGGAACTGAATTAAACTGGCCAATTACACACAATCTGGGAACAAGAGAAGTTTCTGTTCAGGTTTATGATGCAGGAACATATGATACGGTTGAGGCTGATGTTGTTAGAACATCAGATAACATTGTAACAGTATCCTTTGCTTCACCACCACCAGCGCAAGCCTTTAAGGTAGTAATTATAGGATAATGGCAAAAAGATTTCTAACTCCGATTCAGTTGGCAACGCTAGATGCGCCACCAGCTAGTCCTTCAGTTGGTCAAATCTATTACAACTTAAATGAACAAACTATAAAGGCGTATAATGGAGTTGTTTGGTATGATGTGGCTGGTCCAAAAGAAATACTTGAGCACACTCACGGAATAGACGGCATAGTTGATGAAGTTTCTTACGGAGATTATGTAGATGAAGATAGAGTTATTGCAGATAGCTCTAATGTAAACGCAAACTTTATAGAAGATTATATAGACGGAGGTAGTGCAAGTGGCAATTAGAATTCAATTACGTAGAGACACTGCAGCAAATTGGAGTTCAGTAAATCCAATATTAAGAGCTGGAGAAGTTGGAATTGAAACAGACTCACTACGCTTTAAAATTGGTGACGGGTCATCCACTTGGTCAAGCAGACCATATGTTAACGTATTACCTTCTGAGCTTACAGAGCTTTCTCAAGATGCTGTAAATCAAGCACTTACTGCTGGTAATGGCATTACAAAAGTATACAATGATGCAGCAAATACTATTACAGTATCTGTTGATACTTCAGTAATTGCAAATAAGCAATATGTAGATGACTCATTAGCTGCAGTTTTAGACACTGCCCCAGAGCTACTTAACACTCTTAATGAATTAGCTGCCGCTATTGGAGATGACCCCAACTTCTTTGCATCAGTTGCAGCAAATTTAGCTTCTCACGAAGCAGATACCACAAATATTCACGGTATTCCAGATACAAGTATTTTAATAACAACTACTGGAACACAAACACTTTCTAATAAAACTTTAGCTTCTCCAATTTTAACAGGAATTCCGACAGCTCCAACAGCAACTGCTGGAACTAATACTACTCAAGTTGCAACAACAGAGTTTGTTAAAACTGCTGTA